TGCAGAATTCATTTCTGCTACCGGATCGGACTGATTAAGAGTAGTAAGGCAATTCTCAATATACCACTGGCCTGTGGGGCCTTGAAACGCATGGCTCCAGACCTTTGACCAAGGTAAATCTTCACCCTTTACTGCTGGCAAGAAACGAATAACGGCATAACCATTACCTGTCTTATCAAGCTCTGGCTTCCATAAGCGCTCATCCACATAAGACTTCTTATCTTGGGATTTGTTTTCTTCCGCGGCTGCACCGAGAAGTTTGTTTAACGAATTTGATTTCTTTAACGTAGCTAACGACATGTGTATCTCCTTATATTATCGTATGTAATCGTATGTTATAGTATACTTACTATATCACAAAGTTCTGTTTTTGTCAAGTACTTTAGATTATTTTCTTCAGATAAATGTGAATGCTTTGTTGCATCTACCCAATAAAATTCTATATCTGGAAACTCTCTAAAAACAGTTTGCATTTGGTTTCTCCAATTATTTGAATTAAAACCTTTTGCATCGCTGGACAGATAATTATCTGTCCCTTTATATAGGTTGTTCAACGATTCATCATATGATGATAAGTCAAACCCCAATATATAAACTTCTTTTGCACCATGCTGACAAGCAAGGTGCATGGCTGTATTACCAGCAGACCAATCAACAGGAAAATCAATCGGCACTATTATATCATTCGGCTCAACATAGGTAATCCATACGCCGACATCCTTTTCCATCTTTTCTACCAAATCTGGGACAGATAGATTAGGATTCATCTTAATTGCAATATCAATTTTCTCTTGCAGTGTATTTGGGTCTTTGCCTTGAATAACACAATTGCTGGTTTTCTTTTTCCTTTTATGAATGAATTCGTCTGGAATATTAAACCCCATAAACATCATATCTGCCACATCAGCAGGAACCACGCTCCAGTTTGAAAAATATACATTATGCATATCACCATATTCTGGATTTTCTTGGGTCCATCCAGAGTCATATATTTCTTGCTGCATAGAATAATCTACCGCTACAAGATTATGAACGCAATGAGCGCCATCACGATAGATTGCATTACATCCATATGTTACAACACTTCTATCCAGTATTGTCTGATGGCAGGGTTTGAACCACGATCTTGATTCACCATTACCGATTATCAAAGCTTTCATTTATTGTCTCGTAGAGCTTCCCAACTTACAGGAAACAGTTTCTTTGCTTGTTCATCAATTTGATTTGCAATCATTCTGGTTTCAAGCTGTACATCATCTTTACATCGTAAATTACATACGCGAGCAAATGCATATAGCGTGCCACTCCAATACCATTCAGTCATCATGGATTGCGGTAAAACCATCCTGGCCTGCTCTGGCGCAACGCCTAAGTGCAATAGATGTTCATATGTCCATTTACAGTTCTTCAAGGCATGCTGATAGTCATCAATATTTGATCGGCCCGGAATAGTAGATGGATTTATATCTATCTCTTCATTAGAAGAGCCTTGCTTTTTATTTTCAGCAACACCACGCCATACTTCTGGCGTATAAAACTCTGGCTCAATATCCACATATCTACGAGACACTTCATTCCATGTTAATCCAACCTGATGCTTTACCAACTGTCGAGCAACAAACACTGGAGCCTTGATACGAAATTGTAATTGGCAGTGGCCAAAAGGACTCCAATGATTATGCTTGCCCAAATAGTTAATGAGTTTCTTATCTGATTCTGAAAGAACTGGGATTATACCTGACCAAGAATCATATTCAACATCAGTATATTCATCGTCTTGAGCGGCACTTTCTTTAGCAAACGACACTCTAGCTGCATTAACTACAGTGAGATCGTCACCCATATGATCTATTGTTTTTACATCCATTATTTATGATTGTGCTCATGAATCCGACGATGTGGGCGATATCCCTTTGGCCAGGCCGGGGCCCGATTCGCCAAAGTCTTGACTCGCTCCTGCAATTGATTATTTTCAACAGTCATTTCTGCGAGATCATATTCAAGATTTTTCATCTGATTTGACATCTTGTCTACTTGATTTTCTAAAAAACCAATTTGTTTTTCGAGTTCCATTAATTCGATTCCTCTATAAGATTTAATAGTTGTATTCTACACTGTTTTACATCAATTGTCAAGAACCTTTTATAATTATTCATCAATTTTTTTATGTCAGGCCAGACAATATCTCTACTTAAATTCTTATCCCACTTCTTTCCATATCCCAACAATTCATCCAAAATAATCATAGTTTCAATTGATACTCTTTTCCCAAGATACTCTTTCAGAAGTTTAGGGTGTTCATAATCTTTTTGTCCAAATAACGGTTCAAAATCATAAACCAGCGGCCGCATTTCCATGATGAATTCATCAAGAAAATTCTCGCATTTGCTCTTCCATGATTCATAATTTTCATCGTTAAAATTCGCAATGTAGCCTCTTTTGTCTTGAATGAAATTTGCAAGAAACCAATTTTGAACCATTTTGGGATTGCTATATTTTTTAGATATCTTGACAAAGAAATAACGATCTTTACGCTTCCAAAAAGATTTTCTGGAAATCCTTGTCTTACCAGCATACTTGATATAGTCATAATCCCCCTTACCAAAGTGAGCTTTCATGGCACAATACATCAAATATACGTCTATCGGTTCCATTTGGAATATTGACCACCCTCATTTATATAAAATATATTTCTAAGACCAACATCAGAAATCAATTTACGGCATACTTCACAGGGATACGAAATAGCATAATCAAGATTTTTAAGAATCCTGACCACATACAAATCATGCCCTTCACAATTATCAAGGCCTCTACGGATAATAGCGAGTTGTTCTGCGTGAAGAAATGGCCATTCAGTTCTGTATGACATTAAAGGATGAGTCTTATAGGAATTGTTGCCGACACTCAATATTGAGTTCTTTTCAACAATCACAGCGCCAAGTCTGAATGAATTTCTTTGACCGACGCCAGGAGAATTCATAGCCACCGCCTTTGCAGCAATGAAAAATTTATCTTTCATTTTATTAAATAGGTAATTATAATTGTTTAAAAAAGGAAATTAAATCATCTCGTAAAGATTTGTTTTTTATACCCCGAAATGACATTTTTGTTTTTGGAATAAACTTGCGTGGCTTGGTTAAGAACTTATCCAGTGATTCTTCATCCCAAACAACACTAGAATTTTTCATTGCTTTGGAATATCTGTATCCCTCGACTGAGCCTATTTTTCGGTCTAGTAAATTATATAAGGACGGACCTATTTTATTCTTACCTTCCTGTAAGGAATGACATGTTACACATTTCTTAAAAACCTTCTTGCCATTCGCTGGATCAGCAGCATTTGCAATATCTATTGCAATTGCAATAGAGAATATTACGATAACTATTATTATTCCTGTAGCCACAAAAAGATTTTTTAAAAAATTATTCATTTTCTTTTCCATAATTTATCTTTCATTTTATTAAATTGGTAATTGTGCTTGTCTTGGTAGGAAATTCAATTCTCGAGCATTAGCTTCAATTTTTTCTTTTAAACCCTTTGAGATAAGAGTACCAAGACCATCAGGTTCTAAGTTCTCTTGTTCGCAATACCACAAAACAGCATCCATATGTGTAAGGTTTTTTTCCTTAACAATATTTTCTATAGCTAGAGTAAAAGTTTTTGATGTGCTTAAAGTCATATATCATCCTTGTGTTAAAAGTTGAGGGGCTGACCGTAGGCCCCTCGCGGATGTATTACGGCATCACCCATTAACCATCAGGTTACGCAGTGCGTAGAGCCTGATGGCCAGCGGCAACCACAGAGCGCAGTGCAGTACCAATACGATACTTCATGTAAGTCTCACCGTCATATGAGCTTACCCGCTTGTTCAGAAAGATTGAATAACCTTCTCCACGCAGTTGGCTAATTACTGCGCGAACATTCTTAACACCATAACGGGCGCTAATCTGCTTTGCAGTAAGTTCTGCCCCTGTTTCAAGGGCATTTGCTACCTTAGTAGCTTGGGTTGTAGTAGTAGTCATAAATTAATTATCTCCTTATCATGACAGTTTCAAAATGGAAGATTTTGATTCTGTTGCTAGGACAAAATCTTCCAAAAAACCCCGAGTTATTATACAGCTAGTTTTTGTGCATAATTCTCAATTGCAAAATTAATACTCTACTTTTGTTCTACAAAAGAGTATAGTTCTTTTGCAGTACTCAATATTCCATCAGTTGTTGGAAAATTTGGTGATGTAGCAGTTTCTATTAATCTGTCATCATCACCCCTTACAGCAGACTGCTGCCATAAATCATTAATATGATAAAATTTATCCATAGAAAGTTCTTTTGCCATTGCTAAAACGTCTTTTCTGAGTTCGTAACCACTTTTTGTTGACATTATAATCTCCTTGTGTGTGTCAGTGTGTTAAAATGGAAGATTTTGATTATGTTGCTAGGACAA